TACCTCTCCTCATATCGGCGAGGTCAGAAAAGCCATACACAGAAAAGTGGAAAAGGAAAAGTCTGCCGCCATAAAGAATGATATTACAATCGGAAAATCAAAATGTGAATCTCAACAAATCAAAATGTGAATATTCGCAGAAATTAGCAAAAAACAAAATGTGAATTAAGTATAAAAAAAAGAGAAGTAACTAATAAAGTTCTTCTCTTTTCTATTTAAATCCTTTTTAAAAATCACTTAAAAGACATTATAGCATCGTTGATATATGAAGATATATCTTCTTTATCTTGAAGTATACATAATACTTCTTTATTAGCAATAAATGATATCTTTTTAGACTCTAATTTTGGCCTTCTTGGAATATTATTTTCATCAAGCAAACGATATATTGTTTGTTCGCTCTTAATGCCTGTAAGAGTCATTATTTCTTTTATCTTTTTCCCTGAAAGATAAAGTTGAATCATTTGTTTTTCTTGATCTAATGATATTGATCTTGGTCTCATTACAGTATATTAATTTCAAGTTCTTGAATTTCGACAACTTCAGTCATATATTCTATACACAAAAAAATATCATCATCTGAAGGTCTATTGTAAAATGACGCATTATAAAGTACAGAAAAATTTCCTGGATAATCTTCTGGACTATTAGCAGAATCATATATTTTTTTGCATAAAGCATATCCAATTCTTTCTCTCATGTAATCATTTAATTCTGAATTACATACAATCATTTCTAATTCTTTAGGAGTTACTTTCATAATTTCTTTTTTTTATTATCACAATGCAAATATAATTCTTTTTGATAACATAGCAAATAATTATCACAATTATTTTAAACACATTTTGCTAATAAATAAAGAAAGTGGTCTACAACTTAATGTAGACCACTTTAAAACGTATTAAAAACCGATTGAAACACCTTTAAATCTTCTTCACAGCCTGCATGTACTTCCAAATCTTACCTTGTGCAGCATCCTCGTCCTGGAAGAAGTATTTGTATGCTGCCTTCAGGATCATATCGTCTTCAAGAAGTTGGCACATGTCAGAATAGAACGCATTAAAAGCTACATACTTATCCCAAATAGTTGTACCTGAAGGGAAATTCATACCTTTTGTTGCTGCTTCGATTTCGTCTTTTGTCCAATGTGCACCACTTCTACGATCCCCTGACTTTCCGATGTAACTAATACTAGCGACATCGTAGTTTGCAAAATCTTCATTATAATGAGGACCATAGAACAATTCATGCTGTTCACGCATGAATTTCCAGTATCCTTCCTTTGATAGCTCTCCATTCTGCGCCATTCTCATGTATTTTGCCGCCATGCACGCAGAAGTCCACATCTTTTGCTCGTTTACTACGCCTGCGGCTCTGGCTTCTTCGAGCATACTGTCATAACTGTATTCTTTCATATCTTTTTATTTTAATAACTGTTTAATTTCCAATAAATCATCGGCGTTTAATCTGATTTTTCCAAGATCGCCAAATAAAAAGTTTATCATAGGATTTGATGGTATTTCTAAATTAAGTTCACCTTTCCCTATCTTGATATTAAACCCAGCCATCTGAGTTTCATACACATCCATTTGTCTGAAGATTGATACAGCATCATTAATCAGCATGTCTGTATCTATGTTTCCGTTTTCGTCTGCAATAAAAAGCATTGCAGCATCTACATAACTTGATATTTGTTTATCAGATTTAGACAAATAATTTTTCAATCCTCTTTTCATATATATAGAAGCTGTTGACAAACGTGGATGAGCAGAACATAGTTGATCTATTTTATTTTCTCCCCATGTCTGAATAGCTGTTCTGATATCTGACTTTAACAAATCAATTTTTTCGATTGTGTACATTTTCTACCCTTTCTGTTCTTTTTTCATTTTCAAAAATTCAGCGTAAGTCATATTTGAATACTTTTCAGTGTATTCCTGGAATAGCATAAGACTTTTATTAGCATCTTCCGAAATTGTCTTTTTCCATTTTTTCAAAATTGAAAGATGGTTTTCCAGAGCTTTTTTACCTTCAGGTGAACGTTCTACTATAGGACGCATGATTTTCATGTATTCTTGCTGCAAAATGTTCATTACAAGGTTTTGTGATTTTTGGAATTCCTGGTTTTCATTCAACATGGAAAATTCACTTTCAGACAACTCAGAAGTAATTCGGTCTATTTCATCCCAAACAGGAGACTGACTTTGTTGCGGCTGAATTTGGGCTTGCTGGAGCTGCTGTCTTTTTTGCTCCAGTTGTTGTTGAGCTTGTTGTAGTCGAATGATTTCCAAGTCCAGATCTGAAGGATTGGAATAGTTGGGTGTTCGCATTAACGGATCATTACCGGTTACATAGATATTCTGCATAATCTTCTTTTTTTTAGATGGATAGAAAAGAAGTAGGGCATCCGAAGATGCCCTACCTTAAAATCAGGCTCCAGTGGATGCAGTCTGCACGCAAGCACAAGGATTGTAAGAGCCAAAGCCTGTGACAGTCGGAGTGTTAGGTAATACAACCTCTCCAGAAATCATGCGGCAAGTCTTACGATCGGTGTAGTTGATTCCGGCAGTGTAAGCTTTTTCGATTTCACACTGGATAAGTTTGTCCTGATAAGGACGAACAGCAGCGTTGATAGCAACTTCCTTTTCCAAGCTTGCAATTCTGTTGGCCAGAATGTCAAAGTTGTCACGCTGTCCTTTGTACAAAGCAAATGCGTCAGCATTTTGTTTTGCAGACAAAGCATCGAAGCTGTCACGTGTAGACTTATACAGTCCAAAGTCTGCGTCAACCTGCGATTTCCACAACTGGAATTTCTCGTTTACGTCAATTTCACGTGCACCAGCCATAAGTTCAAGAGTGTTAACTTTCTGAGACCATATAGTGTTGGTCAGTTCTACCACGTCGTCGCATTCTTTTGCCCAAGACTGGAATGCAGAAGGAGTAGCAGATGAAGTTCCGCCTACGTTGTTGATGTTTACGTTTTCAGGCATACCGTTACCAAAGCCTAAACCACGTCCGCGTCCCCACAATGCAGCTGCTCCAAGAACAGTACCTGCAATACCAAATCCCAAACCTGTGTTAGCTGTAGACTTAGAAGCGTACTTGTTAGCACCGTCTTCATGAATTACTTTTTCAACGATTTCTTTCTTTTCAGTATCCATACTTTAAAGTTTTAATGTTAATACTATGTTTTTAATGACACAGCAAATTTATTGCTAATAAAAACACTGGATTAAGATGCTGTTTTCATCCTGTTTCTAATTCTTTGCGAATATATTGCTAGTATTCCATTACTCTTTTTTCGTATTTCAAACTTTGTTATAAGATTGCGGATACCAGCTGGCGTTTTGTGCATATACTCTGCAATCTGAACAGGATATAATCCTTTTTCTCTTAATATGTCTACTAATATACTTCTCGCATCTACTACTGCTGTAGACTTATTATTAGAAAGTATTAATATTTCTGGTACTTCTGTTTCTTCAGAAACAAAGTGAAGAATGTCATTAAAAAGTTGTGTCTTACACATAATATTAAAATTTTATTTTTAATCTAAAAAGTATATTACCGCCAAACAATTTCAAGTTTTGCTCACGAAATAAATACCGTGAGCAAAATGTAAACTTACCGAGTTATTCTACAAGAAAAATGTTTTCAATTTAGACGCAACAAATTTACCTTCAATTTCATAAGTTTCAGATTTAGGATGTGTTCCATCAGATGTGTAATGATTTTCACTAGCTACCTCACTTTCTTCAAAATCACTTTGTACACCAAGCTCTGAATAACTATCTATAATAGAAACAGATAAATATTTCAACAACTTAATTATTGGCTCGTATGTTAAATAATAACCATAATGAGTTCTATTAGCTTGTTGTACTGATGTTTTGAAGAATATCTTACATTTAGGATATTCACTTCTTAACTTTTGAATACCCCATCTTATAGATTTCAATATTGTATTTCTTTGTATATCTCCCAAATTCCCAGCAATAGCTTCATCAAATGTTCCAAGTACAGTATTAATTTTATCATTATTTTGCGCAAAATTCCAAGTATCATTAACACCTGCATTGGCTAAAATAAATATATCAGGGGTTGGAACTTTTCCTTTATTAACCAAAGATATATAATAACCAATATGTCCATATAAACAATTATTAGCGGTAGCTTGGTCAAATTCAGGTGTACCACTTTCATATTTTCCACCTGTGTCACCAGCAAAATTTGGATCATTTAGTCCCCAATAATCAATCCATCCTTCATTAACATCAGGAGCCCATTGTGGATAATAGGTTGTACCACTTGTATTAGAAGTCCTATCCAATAAAGTTGCATTACCCATGCCTATATTTTTTAGGCTTTTAAAATTAATAACTTTATTAGTATAAAAAGGCCATGATTTACCTAATCCTTCAGAACCTTCCGAAGTGGTACTATCTCCATCAATTCCTACGTTTAATCCTGATAAATAAGTATTTCCTATATTATTTTTCAAATTATCAATTTCTACTTCTAAATTAGATAACTTATCCTTAATACTATAAGATTTAGTTTCAATTTTTGAGACTACAGTTTGCTGACCTTGAATGGATATATAAAGTTTTGTAACTTTATTATAAGTGTTAAAAGTATGAGAGAAATCTTCTGGTACATCTACACTACCAATTGCATGAACTGATTCTAATATATTATCGTTTTCATCTGTAAGATGATAATAATACGCAGAACCTATAGAAGATGTAACTTCTACTCTAATTATAGTATTTTCAGGAATATTAGAATAAATCCCGTGTTTTCCGAATGAACCAAATTCTAAAGAAGAAGGTTTACTCATATATCCTTGACCTTCTTTGTAATTATCAGATTTAGATAATTCTGTCTTTATTTCTTCTATTGTAATAACTTGTTCTTGTAGTTTTTCTATATTATTTGAATTTTCTGATGTATGTTGTTTTAAATTATTAATATTTTCTTGTAATTCAAATAAATCTATATTTGATGGCTTTATATTTAGAAAAATAGGCTCAACTTCATACGTTCTTATCGAAATTCTAAATTTTGTATTTTTAGGCAATCTAACAACCTTTCTTCCTGTTATAATTAAACCAAATTTAATAGTTTCATCTTCATTTAAAATAACTAAATTATAAAATCCTTCATTAATAGAAGCAAAATTAGCTTTTATAAAATAATTATCAAGTGAAGAATCTGTTGTAATAACAGTGGTTGTTTTAATCCATGGTATTGTAGTATCAAAAGAATAGTCTTTTTTATATAGTCCTGTTTCAAATGTTCCTTCATACGCTATTTCTCCTCTAGCAGAATTAGGTTCTGCCTGACATAAGAGAAAACCAAATTTATTTTTTTCTTCTAGCTCGGTAAGTTCTTCTCTGGTAGCATATCCGGCATCAAGAGTCGTGCGGATCTGCCAGCCTGGGTTCTGCCAGCTGAACACTTTGTTATTATCAGCAGACGATGGATCATCCTGATTGTATATATTAACAAGCTGCCCTTTCTTCAATGGCTTCCCGTCATCACCTACCGGGTTCTTGTCCGCTTCCATCGCAGACACGCTAGTATAAGTCTTACGAATGCCAAGAGAGCTTCCGTTCACATCAACATCATTAGCATAATCAGCAAGATCAGAGAATAAGCCTCCAACTTCCTGAGGTGATATGGTTTCCGAATCAGTTTTTTCAGAGAGCTGCTGTGCTCTTTTCTTTATGTCATAAATTGTAGTCATAATGCTTCTGGTTTATATAGTTCAACAACACATTTTATCGTAGTTTCTCCGGCATCATTCTTGTAAATTTCTCCATTTTTGTACGCTGTAACATATCCGGCTGGTGTTGCAACAAGATTCAAAGTTACAGGTACAAGTCCTGCGGATGTTCTTTCCATTGCCGGGACTGAGAATGTGAAATTAGATGTTCTGGTAGCCTGCTCTACCGGGAAATTACGTAGTATAACACCTTCCTTATCACTTGTTGCATTTACCGTTACATTGATAAAAATCTTAGTACCTTCTGTTCCTATAAGTTTAAACTTGACGCTACCACTTGCTGCATCGCCAAGATCCGATACAGTACCATCCCATTCTGTGTTCTGTTTTGCCAGGGTATTTTTAATGTACTTGTAAAGTGTATTATCTTTTACGACAAGAATGCTACCTGTAGAAGCCAGACGTATATATTTTTTTTCATAAACATACTGTTCTGTACCGTTACCCAGTCTGCGCTGACCGTCTTTTTCGGTTACTATTTCCCAGTACAGATTTGCTCCAGTAGAAGTCGTTACACTACCTGCCTTAACAGGGTACACTTCTCCAAGTACAGATACATATCCTGCTGTATTACTGTATGTCGTTTGGCCGGAACTTGCTGGCACAGACGTAATATCACATCCGTACAGTATTACAGGGCTATTAGTCTGCTGAATTCCTTCTACTATGCCGGTTAATGCATCAAGAGTTGCCTGGTTGATAAATTGCAGGTCATCAAGATAAACCGGCTGATTACCTTCGTATATCAAAAAATTATTCATAATCGTATATGTTAATAATGTATTTTCTTCCGGATGGCTTATACTTTTCGACGATCCGCGTTATTTCTGTAATATAGTCGCTAAGGAATGAAGGGACATTTACCTGATAATTCCCGTCTACATTTCCTTCTCCTTCAAGAGTCATGTATACGGTGTTACCGCCTTCTTCTCCAACTTTCGACATATAGACCAGCGCATCGCCTTCAGCACTTGTATTCATATACAGTATCTGCTCCTCGATGTCAGTAATGTATATTTCCTTATTTTTAAGGAAGTATGTATCGTTCAGGATTTTTTCAATGTATATAACCTGACCGTTTATCTGCATATTGTCAAGGCTCTGCTGCCGGAACAACTTAAATTCAGAAAGTATCTGTTTGCAAGGAGATATTAATACCTTAATCAAGGAAAACAATTTTTTTTTGCGCAACATCGGAGGAAGAAGATGCTGAGCAAACTTAGTCATATCTATATCATACCACATAGCTCAATGTATTATTCAGATTGTCTGAAACAAAGCAGCCTCCTACAGCTGTATAGTTATTACCTTCCAGTACCGTATAGCTTCCTCCAGATGACTTGACACGTACTTGCTGGAGCAGAACGTCCGTCACTCCGGGCACATTCTGTATTGCATCTACGCACTTGGTTTTGTTGAATGTTCCTCCGTAGACTATATTAGCCAGATAAGCATTCACAGCATCTACGATCGGATAAGAACCGTCTGAAATTCTTACGCCTTCTTCAGTGATCTGCTGCGGATCGACTTCTACCTGTGCGGTTATCTCTATGCTGTCAGCCGGAAGGCTGCGGATGTCGAGTATTACTCCTGCTATTTTAACGCTGTTCATATAACTTTTAAACGCTGTTAAAACATTGCTTGAAAGGACCGACGGTTTCCCGTCTGAATCTCCTGATACAAGCACCTGTATACTTCCGCCTCGGTCCCTCACCGCACAATACTTAACTACTTTCTTTGCCCCGTCTTCAGCCGCATAGCGAAAACTTTGCGTCGATTCGTCAAAGATAAGCGCATCGCCGTACTGAAAATTAACAGCCTGAGTGTGATACCAGCGTATTGTAGGAACAATGTTTTGAGCGATACGATCTTCTACATCTTGCTTGAATCCGTCAAACATCACTTCTAGTGTATAAGCACATACGGCCACGATATACAGGATAATATTCTCAATGCTGACAGCGCTGAACGTACTGTCCCATGTCGCATCTCCTGCAATACCGTAAGCCGTTCTAAGAGTTTCATCCGACATAAATTTATCGGTCATCTCTTTTTTAATCTCTGTTACTGTCCTTGCCATATTTACATAAATTCTTGGGTAAATTGTTCTGTGAAAATTCTAAGTCTTATCTCACTATCTGCTGTTTCCGATGTTGCAGGAGATACATTGTTATTCTTGCAATAATCCTGCATTTCCCTGTTCACAACAACATCCGGAAGAATAAGAGTCGTTCCTGCCGTCAATTTTTCTGTAGGACTTATATCATTCTGACTCGCCAGAAGAAAGACTCCTTGTATATCTCCATACTCTTGTATAGCTATATCACTCAGAGTCTGTCCTTGTTTTACTTTTACTTTTTTCATGGCAGTTTCCTCCAGATAAGCTTAACTCCAATTACAATAACTACTATACCTCCAAGAAAAATAAGAGCTGCCTGCCACCAAGAGATAGAAGCTTTACGTTCTGCATCCAGCTGTTTTACTTCCTGTACTTTTTCTGTAGTACTAATGGTGGTTGTGTTAGTTTGTACTTCAAGTGCTTCGGAGTTGTGGTGCGTATACGAACTGTCACGCTGTTGTTCATCTGTCCGGTTATCCCAGTTCCCGCTAATTACAGACTCCACATATTGGTGTCCCATTGAATCAGGCTTCGAATATACCGTGTATATCCAGCTTCCGGACATCTGCTGTATCTTATTCTTCCAACGGCTGGTAAACAAATCAACATCATGCTGTAGTACAGATAACTGATCTGTGTGTTCATTACTATTTGTCACTGTCTGTCGGTCAGATTCTGTCTTTTCGGACAAAGTTATGGGCTGTTGTGATCTGCACGATACCAGCAAGAGCATTACCCCCAAAATGGGGATAAAGCTCTGCATCCACTCGTACAGTCTGTCGAGTAGCTTATTCATCATAATAACAATAAATTAAATAGAAGTATAAAAAAACCTGTTATTTCCAGCCAGAATGCGGGACGTGCAAAAACTATTTTGCTCCACAAGTCTGTCTTAATATTGTCCGCTATCACATGTCTTATAATGTATATCAGCGGAAGCAGCCATATAAGAAGCAGCCAGGGATTGGTACACGTCACCCATGCCTGAGAACTAAGAAATAAAATAGCTGTTCCTGTATAATGTATAATGCCTTCTTTTTTCTCTTTAAACCTTGGAGATAGTGCTATTATCAACAGGCCTATCAGCGATAAAAACACAAGAAACTGACAAGTGTCAGGCGTACGTCCTATAGCTGATCCGAAGAAAGCGAAACCAACAAGTCCCATGCAGATAGAAAACCATTTCGGATTCTCCAGCCTGTAATAGGTTTCAGAAATTGAATAAGGAATACCGCCTGTTTTTTTGATTACTACTGCGGTATATAGCGCAAAGATCATCGCTGCAATAATGACAAAAATTGTTTCCATATTACCTCCTTATAAAGCGTTCCAACCATCAATTACATCACTCTGAACGGCCGATACTCCGTTTTCCACAAGGCTGATAGCCGAAGCAAAGGCACACATCGTTGCCTGGTCGCTCACGTCAGGTTCGTAGGTAGTAGGGACCTGCATTTCCCTGCACACAGCAGATATATAGCCCGATGTGTGATTTTCGTTGGCTGGTGCCCAGCGGTTGATATAGTCTGCGATAGTACGACAACCATGCAGACGATTATAGTTCTGAAGCGTGCGGATCAGTGCGCGATAGCCCCATTTCGGTGCGATAAACTGAAAAAAAGATCCGTCTGTCTGTTCCTGTCGAAGTCCTTGCCATTTGTCTTTACTTAACCGGATGTTTCCTGGATTGTTGTTACGTAAACCTCTTGGTATCTGTGTCATTTTGATTCCTCCTCTTTTTTTTCGTTATCTAAAAATTGTTGTAAATAAGGTATTTTTCGTACTACCTCAAAACTGAGAACGTAATACAAAAAGTTAATAGGGCGTGACTGTGGAAACAACTTTCTCATATTTCTCAAAGTATTAACCCCGTAGAAGTAACACACAGCATACACGATGCCTGTAATGCACTGTAGCGCACCGTCTACATTTTTCATTTTTTCGCCGATTATATAAATGCTCAGCACGATCACATAGAATACAAATGTTTCCAGCAAACAGTGAAAAAATTTACGGTTGCTGAATCGCTCATGCTTAGCGACTATACCGGCAATAAGACCGGCCAGACAGTTAATCGCAAAGATGAAGAAGATAACGAATACCATATCCTTCACCGGTGCGAAGTATGCCAGCGTAATGCTGAACAGTGTAGCCAGCATATTCTTAATTCCTGTAATAATTTCCATACCTTCAGTTTTCATATTAATAATGTGCATCTACACTGATACCGGAATTACTTACTACCACATCGTCTACCGTCTGGCCGTCAAGCTCCAGCTGTTCCCTTATCTCCGTACGCCATGCCAGCGGATCGTGATCAAGCAGCATATCGGTTATACCTACACCTACATAAGGGCTTTCTTTGAATTCACCCTTGTACGAACCTAAGATTAAAGCCTGGTTCTGGTGCAGTGTATCTCCCAGCATTACGCCTGCCGTTATCTTGCCATCCTCTCCACGTTGTGGAGATATATGCAAGTCGAAATCGGAGCTTATCTGTATTCCTGTCATATCAGTGTGTTATTTTACTATCTTCATAATCATTTTTATTGAATTTATCAGCCTTTTGAATCGGAGCAGGAGCAGTTACACTTCCGCTTCCCGGCTGAACACCTGTTACCTGGTGCGTATGGCTGTTGAATCGGTCTACCAGTTCATTAATTTTGTCGGTCAGTGCCGCAATATTAATCAGCCCTCCCAGTTTTCCTCCGTTAATTGTAATGCTTTCCGCCTGATCCACTACAAGGACAACCAGCTGCGACAAGTCACCGGAAAGACTTCCTACCGTTACGGCAGTTCCAACAGCAGGAACTATCAGCAGATTGCTTCCGTTATCCGAAGTAGATGCCCTGAGCCTTATTCCATCCACATCGAGAGATCCGAAGGTAACGGTGCAGGTTAATCCTTCCACGCTTTTAACGATTCCCTGGTATATAGCGATCTTGTTTCCACGGCCTAACAGTTGTGCCAGATTATCAGAAAGTCTTTTATAATTATCCATAAGCGCTAACTTAATCGTATGCCAAGTTCGATTGTGCGTTTCCCGCCTGAGCTTGAAAATTCAGTAGTAACGGATCGTACATAATACCGTCCGTCCTTGTATTCATAGTCTGCATCGTGCAGCTGTGCAACGTCGCCCGGCTGACAGTAAGGTATCATCCAGGTGGTTATCGTGCCATCGTAGCCGTCGAATGAATATCTTCTGACCTCGGTTTCTCCGCGTTGTTTCATCGAAGCATCGTCGCTCGAAGCTGAACGCACTTCTACCCGGTCGCCTCCCGTTGCTCCCACCTCGTATTCCTTCACCTTTCCATCCGGAAGAAGGGCTTTAACAATAACACGAACCTTGCGGTCTTCAGCACGTCTGTAAGTCAAGTCACATTCTTCTACATTGTAGGCAAAGTCATAGTATACATCATTGCCTTGTCTGGTGGCAGGAGGATGAATGTGCAGAACATTACCCTGAAGGTAGATATCTGCTCCGCATTCTTCCTGCACCTTCTTCAGCACGTCATATCCGGTAGCTGTATGGATGACAAACTTTTCATATTTCCAGGTGTAATCGCAGTCTATCTCATAACCGCCTCCGACACCATCTACCACTTTTTTCAAAAGTGTGTCGAGCGACACATCCTTCAGTACTTCATCGGGTATAGGAACACGGAACTTAAACAGATCATCTTCACACTCCAGCGTAATGTTTCCATTATCTGTCCCCACACGCTGTACATATCCCGAAAATTCATCTTTCAGTCCGCTTTCCATATATCCCAGCCTGACGGTAATACGGTCGCCTCTGTGTATAAGATCCTCAATGTTCAGAGCCTTGTTGTACTCCGATGCCGGCAGTGTTATTACAGCCGTATCGGCAAGTAGCTCGACACTTCTGTGTATCTCTACGCTATCCAGCATACCCAGCCGGAAATCGCCTACCTGTATGTCGTAACCCATCGTATACATATCACTTCAAGTCACTACGCTTCAGCAGCAGCTTATACGTATCATCACTGTAGGCGGATATCGAATAAGCCTGGTTCTGTACCCCTGCCGTAAATGGAAATTCATAACTTTCTACTACTATCTGATTAATGCTATATAATTCGAATAGAGGACAACGGACTTTCAGCTTGGCCGATTCGCACATAGACTTCAACTTCTGCACATCCTTGCGGGGATAATCATTCTGTGTAAGATTGATAAGAGCACCTTCTATCTTAATCTGATAGTCGTCCTGAGTCCAGCGTTCCTTAATACTTCCTCGAATTTTGCCCTTAGATACCTGACGCCTTACAATAATGTTTTTCCCCGTAATGGTAATAAGAGGCTCGACCGGGAGAAGCCACCATTCCCCGCCTTCTGGCTGCACTTCCAGCGGAAAGCGCATCGCTACTCCAAGAGCGTTTGTCCGAACCATATCTTCCAGCTCTGCATCGTCCAGCTTCATCAGGTCGGTGTATTCCCCTGAATCTTCCTGTCCGACTACAGGATGCTTGAAAAGCCAGTACGGAGGTACTTTCAGTCCTACAGTGCGAGCCGCTATATTACCCAATATGAACTTACTTACACTCATCTTGCTGCCGACATTGCTGTTTCAAGACTACGGTTCATACACTCCAGGACAACACGCTGAATCTCTGCCGTATCAGCCTTATCCATCATCGTTACGTTCAAGTAGTCGAAAAACTTAGTTATATTAACTGTTATCTGCGTATTACGGGTTCCTCCGGTAGTAATCTCGTTTGCTTTGCCCGATGCATCTGTCTGTGCACTGGTTCCAAAAGGCACATTACCAGTTGTTGTACCGGCAACGGCTTTCGAATCGCCTATCGCTGCATCCTTTGCCTTCTGCTTAGCCGTTTCACGCGACAGATGCTGCTGGTATAGCGTTCCTGTCTTATTGACTACAGCCGAAGCGCTCCCGACAAATCTCTGAGCCGATTCTACTCCGACAAGTTTTTTGGCTCCCGTCTGAGCCTGCTGCCAGGCACCTTCAAAATCTCCCTTAATAAGAGATACCATCGCCTTGCCGACAGCACCTATACCGTCCACTATCTCCCAGAAGCGGTCTACTACAGCATCCTTGATTGCTTTTCCAAAGCCTGTAATAGTGTCCCACACTGTAAGTACGACGGCACGGAATCCGGCAAACTTATTCCAGCAGTATATCACACCTGCTGTAAGAGCTGCGACAGCGGCTATAACAAGACCTATCGGATTTGCCGACATGGCTACATTCAGGAGCCACTGCACTTTTTCGGCGGCAATCATTGCAGTTACCTGCGCCCATTGCGCTACCGTCCAGCCTTTAAGGATCGTTGTACTAATAAACATGTAGGTATTATATCCGGCCCATGCAGCTGCGGCTGTATAGATATAAGGAGCCAGCGTCTTAAAATTATCAATCAGCCAGCGGACACCTTTCTGCATTCCTTCAATTACAGGTAATGAATGTGTCATTATATTACTGAGCAAATCAAATGCAGGGATAAGCAACGGTTCTATTACCTTATAAAGGCTCAGCATTGTATCTTTGAACTGGTCTCCAAGTTGGCCAAAGCGCCCGAAAGGTGTCTGAGCAATACGGTCCACCATGCCATAGAATTTTCCTCCCTGACTGGTAGCCGCCTGCATGGCTTGTACCATCAGGTCAAAGCTTATATTACCTTTGCTCATTTCATCTTTCAGCTCCGACATGGATTTTCCGGTCAATCTGGAAATATCATTCAGTGGATTATATCCGTTACTGATAAGCTGTAACAAGTCTTGTCCTTGCAATTTACCGGCAGCAGCTACTTGAGAAAACACCAAAGCCAGTCCTTTGAAACGTTCAGAATTACCCATTACTATATCTCCCAGCATCTTTAACGAAGGTATTATTTTCTGCTGTTCAACACCAAAGCCAAGCATAGTCTGTACAGCCTCCTGAACGCCCAAGCGTGAATAGGGAGAATCTGCCGCATATCGGTTCATCTGGTTCAGCATGTCAGCCGCTTTCTGCTGTGATCCTAACATCACCTCAAACGATACGGCTGTACGGTCAGCATCCATTCCCAGCTTCGATACGACACCGATACCTGCCGTCAAAGCTACAATCGGATTTGTAAAAAATTCTGCTCCAGGAAGTGACATGATTGCCGTACGCAACTTTCCTCCTATCGTAGACGACAAGCGGTTAGCCGAACGGTCCGCATCATTCAGACGGTCTTGCAAGCGAGTCACCTGCGAGATAACACCGTTATCCTTGCTTCGTATGTCTATCAAAAATTGAAGTATATTCATGTCACTTGTTTGCTTTTGCTTCGTTCTTACGTATATCTGCCAGCTGGGCTATAGTCTGCGCCCATTCTTCATCACTCAACTTGTCAGGATCAATGTGCAGGTAATACCGCAACATGGTGTTGTAATATCCTACCCAGTTCGCCCGAAATGTTCCGTCCGCGTCCTCTACAATTTTTTTAGCTCAGCCTGCTTGACTTCGCTCATTCCTTCAATCTGTGCCGATACAGCGAAGAAATAAGAATCTTCCGTCTTAATTTCATTATCGCCGTCTATCCAGCATCCGTTCAATAAAGCTTCCTGCAATTTCACCGGATCTTTGCCTCCGTTGCTTGCAACCATTGCGTAGGAATAATCCTGACGGCGCGGCTTGTGAAGTACACAGCATTTGTCGTCTACTATTGCAACAAATACGTTATTTTCTCCCCACTTTTCTTTCCAAGCTTTAATCTGTTCTTCGGTATATTTAAACATTGTTTAATCGGTTTTTAATTATACATATCCGTTAATGATATCCATTGCGATACCGGGTAACTCATGTTCGGAGAACTTGTCACCCTGATTCATTCCTTTAGGTATCTCCGTAATTTCAAAACCCTTAATCAAATCGGTAACAATAACATCACCTTTGCTCGGATTTCCGTAAGATACCAGAATATCAGCCTGAACGTCGAGTGCATCACCACCGGATGCGGTTTCCAGCGCCTCCAGCTCACTCTGCAATAGAGTAATAGAACCTTCATAGCTCTTGTTACCGCGCTGTATGCTGTGAGGCTTGTTACCCTTAGCGTACAGGGCTTCCTTTTCCTGCTTTTTGGTATAGGTAATAGCCCTTAACTTTGTAACGGGGCGACCGGCCACTACGGCCGTAATATCGCTCCACTCATATTCTTTACTGTTAAAAACTTCCATATCCGTTATGCGTTAGTTTGTACATCAAATCCCAATTCTACCACTACACTGCGTGCATATCCGTATGGACGCACCTTCAATGTCATGTTGATGGTAGAAGTAGCCAGCACATTCTGCGTCGGATCAATGTAGCAGGTTGCCCCACTTTCTCCGGCAGATGTATCTGCACTCAGTTCCCCGTTTGCCGTCATCTGTGCATTAATAGCACTTTCCACAGTAGACTGCCAGCTCTTCAAGACTCCGGTCTGCATCGTTCCGTCCTGATTAACGTATACTTCATCGAGCAAGAAATCCAGAATCGTATCGTATGCAATACGGTATGCCTTGTCAATTACACGACGGTTGGCCAGATGCGCATAGTCGTCGGTATCTTTTACGCACAACCGGTCGTCGGTAAAGTAATATCCGGAACGCCCTACATACGTACGTGGAGTAATATATCCCTTGTCGTAGATAGTAGCAATGTCATCCATGCTGTCTTCTACAGGCTTACTTCCCAGATACATCACATCAGGATAAAGAGAACCGTCGCGCACACGCCCGATATTACGCTGTACTGGAGACATGGCTACACGTCCGGCAAAGAGTCCCATAGCAGCTCCATCGCTATCTTTTACCGTGTCGCCGATAACGATACAAACACGGTTATCTTCACCATCTTTCAGGTCTTTCAGTGAAGAAGCGTCTTTATAGCTTCTTCCTTCCAGGGCGATAAATATAGGAGCATACAAATCAGTAGTAGCCCATTCAGCTAAAGCCTGTGCCTTAGTAAGTGCCGTAAAAACATCCGGATCAAGTCCTTCTGTTGACTCTACTTCTTCACTGTCAGGATCACGTGCAATAACCAGCCCGCGAAGTGCACCTTTCTGGCTTTGAAGCAATCCACGCAAAGCACCGCTATCCTTGTCGCACAGATCTGTCATCTTCGTAGTTTTTGCGACTCCATATATTACTACTGGTGTACCTTCTTCTGCCTCCTGATAAAACTCCTGTACCATCTTGTACAGCCCGGCATTATTTTCCTGCGTTACTCCCAGATCAGTAAGGCCAAGCAACCGGCGAATAGTATAGGCGGTATTCAGTTTGAATGTTTCCGACACTTCAGTTCCACCGCATACCAGTGCCAGCAGCCCGTCCTGACTTTCTGATACTGTGCCCAGCTGGCCGTTTAAGAATTTAATTGATATTTTGGGTAATGCCATACGCGGTCCTCCTGTTATTCAGCTGCGTCCTGTACCAGTGCGTATACGCCCTTCTTGTCGTTACGACGGATAGTACCACCTACGCGAACCAGGAATGAATAAATATCACCATAGTACAGCGGGTCATCCATACTGTCAAACATCTTAACATCTCCCAATGCGCGAGATAGAGAACCTTCGTACCATGCCAGACCGGCAGCATTATCGTCAGTTGCGCCAGAAACATTCCATTTTGTCAAAGTACCACCTGTAGCGTATCTCAGAACCTGAGATCGTTGCATTACGTTGAATGAGAACAGTTGTCCCAAAATACCTTTTTGCGCATCAGCGGATGCAAAGAAAGCACGCTGGTCGCCTTCTGTCAGATCGTCAAGCAGCTGTGCATACATATATGCATCGAGCAGCAGATAACGTCCTTGTTGCGGGATATTGTCGGCATTGAACTTAGTCATCAGTTTCAGCACATCAGCTTTCACAAGTGCTTTTCTGTTTCCGGTAGCCGATTCTGTATAAGCTTGAACGGTTTTTGAACCAGTTGTACGCACAAAGTGATCACTGTCAGGCGCCCAGTTATACAGCATCTGTTCAGCAGCTTTTTCAATCAGTTCTGCACGATCCTCACTGATTACACTGTTACGCTTATTGTAACTAAGTTCTACAGTTTCTGCATGAGGAATGTAGATAGGATCGGTAGTCAGCTCGTTCAGTGTATATTCTACATCTACGTCTGTACGTTTTTCTGCTGTAGCCGGTACAGACGAACGGTCTATTTCTACCTTACTTGGTGCACCTGCATTGGGAATGTGCACTTTCTTTCCCTGGTTAACGTATGAGTCATCGTTAACCGCCTTGCTCATAAATGAGTTGTCGGCAAACAGACCTTCTATGATCGTGTTCTGCCAAAGTTCTTTTTGTATAGCCATGTTATTTGCCAAATTTTTCGTTAAACTTCTGTTTGTACAGTTCCGGGTACTGGTTCTTCAGTTCTGCCAGTCTTTCCGCTTTGTCGATTTCATCCCAGCTCATGTTAGCCAGATCATTTTTTGCACTACCTTGCACGTGCAGAATATCTTCCACTTTCACAGTACCTTTCTTCGGCATTTCTTCAATACACTTGCGGGTGTTAGCTTCATCTGCCAGCATAAGGTTAAGGAATGTAGGAACCTGCTCTTTTGTGATCTTACCTTCTGCTACAGCCTGATTCAGAAAAGCCTGGTGCGCTGTTTTTTTGCTTTCGGCAATCTGGTTAGTAAGTTCTGTTACTTTAGCTTCGAGAGCCGGGACCTTAGCCGCCTGATTTTCCATCGTGGTGATGTGTTTCAACATGTCATCTTCGTTTGCCAGATTTGCGAACGAAGGACGTTTCTTCAATTCATTGATAAAATCCATATCTCTTTGTTTTTGTGGCTCTAGGTTGAGCCGGTTCATAAAATAGTTATATACTTCCGTGTTGGTTGCATTTTCCGACAGGCTTTCCCCTGTATCTATTATGCCGTCTATCATTCCCATAGAAAGTGCTTCCTGGGCAGATATCCAGTGCTCTTGTCCGTCAAAATACTTAGCCTTTACATCCTCCGGCTTCATCTTGCATCGTGTCGCAATCATGTTGGCCAGATCATTTTCAAGCTCCTCTGCTATATCGGCAGCCTTTCGCAGTTCGTCGGCTGTGCCGTAACTTCCGCCCGATACGCGATGCAGCATGATCCGTGCATACTTGTTCATATATAGAGGCTTTCCGCACAAGGCAATAATGCCGGCTATGCTGGCCGCCAGCCCGTCGATGTATATTGTAATATCCGCCTTAACGGTTCGCAGCGCATTGTAGATGGCAATGCCACTGAAGACATCGCCACCCTTGGAATGTATGTGAACGTCTATCTTGCCGTATGCAGCAGCCAACTCCATAAGCTCCGTGACAACGCGCTCGCTGTCTACCTTTTCGCCGTTGCCAACATTTCCGTACATCAATACGCTAACTGTCCCATTACCGGGTATTTCATTTGCAAAAACTTTTTTCATATCCGTCAATTTCTCTGTTGCAAAATTCAGAAAAGTGCATAAGGTGTCGAAATGTGATTTTCACCGTGCAACGATAACACGGCATGATGCAAACGATGTTTTACCGGCTCACCTTATAATCTGAAATTTGCTCTGTAATAAATTGATATAAGATATGGCAGACCTTAAAAGTGAACAGAAAAAGATGCTGGCGCGAGAAATTTACCTGCTCGGGAACTATACCTACGAAGAGATAGCGCAAAAAGTGGGAGCACAGCGTCAGACGATCAGCCGTTGGGCTAAAGCCGGAAACTGGGATAATCTGAAAGCCGGAATGACCGTAACGCGTGAAGCGATACTGAGCAGAATGTATCAGCAGCTAAACAATATGAATTCTGCAATACTTGAAAGAGAACCATCCAAGCGTCATGCTGATACGAAAGAAGCAGACGTAATGGTTAAGCTGGCCGCTGCAATTAAGAACATGGAAACAGATGTCGGTATCAGCGACATCATCAGCGTGGGAATGCGCTTCGGTGAGTTCCTTCGCCGCATCGACCTGGAGAAAGCAAAAGAGTATGTTAAACTGTGGGACGTGTTCCTGAAAGAACAGATTAAGTGATATGGCTACCTACGAAGAAAAACAGAAGCTGAAGGAATGGGAAGAATACCGCCGCGACATTGAATGTGCCACACCCGTAGATGTGAACATGACGGAAGCGGAGAAAACCAAAAAGAAAATGTATCTGGAGGCTCACCCCGTGGAATGGATACAGTATTTCTTTCCCATGTATGCCAAGTATCCTTTTGCCAAATTCCAGATTAAGGCCATTAAGCGCATACTGGAACACGACGAATGGTTTGAAGTGCTGAGCTGGAGCCGTGAGAGCGCAAAGAGTACCATTGTGATGTTTTGCGTGATGTATCTGGCACTGACCGGAAGAAAGAAAAACGTCATCCTGGCAAGTGCCACAGAAACCAGCGCGGAGAAGCTGCTACGTCCGTATAAGGCTAACTTTGAATCTAACGGACGCATCAAGGCTTTTTACGGTGACCAGCCTGTCATAGGCCAGTGGACCGACACGGAGTTTGTCTGCAAGTGCGGATGTGCGTTTACAGGCGTTGGCGCGGGTAACGCTCCTCGTGGTACCCGTAACGGTGCGGCACGTCCGGATGTGCTGCTGGTGGACGACTTCGACACCGACGTAGACTGCCGTAACCCCGATACGCTGAACAAGAAGTGGAAGTGGTGGGAAAAAGCCCTGTATCCTACGCGCTCCGTGTCTGAGAAAACACTGGTTATCTTCTGCGGAAACATCATCGCCAAAGACCCCTGCGTGGCACGAGCCGGTGCCATGGCCGACCACTGGGACATAGTGAACCTGGTAGACAAGAACGGAAAAAGCAACTGGCCCGAAAAGAACACACAGGAAGCCATAGAGCGAATCCGCAAAAGCATCAGCAAGGCGGCCTACGAGGGTGAATACATGAACAACCCCGTGACGGAAGGAAACATCTTCCACAACCTGCCCTACGGGAAAGTACCTCCGCTGAAGAAGTTCAAGTTTGTGGTAATCTACGGCGACCCTGCCTACAGCAACAGCAAGAACAAAGCCAGCTCCACAAAAGCCGTATGGGCGTGCGGAAAGATACGCAGCACGTACTACATCATCAAGGGGTTTATAGGCCGTGTTACGAATGCGGAGTATATCGACTGGTTCTACCAGCTACGTAAGTACATCGGAAACCAGTGCACCGTGTACTGTTACCAGGAAAACAATACGCTTCAGGATCCTTTCTTTGAGCAGGTGTTCAAACCCCTTATCCGTGAGCAGAACGAGCAGCGGAAGGATAACCTCTACATCAAGGGAGACGGACGCTGCAAAATGGACAAGGCCACACGTATAGAGGCTAACCTGGAACCCATCGACCGTAACGGCATGTGGGTGTTCAATGAAGACGAAAAGGATAACCCTCACATGAAGGAACTGCGCGAACAGTTCAGCCTTTTCGAGCTTTCTCTTCCGTATCCTGCCGACGGACCCGACTGTATAGAAGGATGCTTCAACATAATCAATGAGAAAATAAAAGAACTCGACCCCGGTGTGACCATCGGCTACAGCGAGTTCAAAGATAGTAACCCTTTTTCATGGTGATATTATGGAATTAAACAAAATTTATAATGAAGATTGTTTGGAAGGAATGAAACGAATTCCTGACAATAGTATAGATTGTATTTTAACAGACCCACCATATCTGTACTTGAAAAATCAGAAGTTAGACAGGCCATTTGATGAAAAAGCTTTTTTCTCTGAATGTAAGAGAGTGTTAAAAAAAGATTCGTTTATAGTCTTGTTTGGCAGAGGTACTTCGTTCTACAGATGGAATACGATACTTGCTGATATAGGATTTACTTTCAAAGAGGAGATTATTTGGGATAAGATTAATACAACATCACCATTGCTTCCGTTATCAAGAAAGCATGAGACTATATCAATACATTCAATTGGTCGCAAAATCATATTACGGTCTAAAGTACCTTATGAAGAGATTCGTATCAATGATGATTCTAAGGTTGTTGGTGATGCAAAAAGGATTGTCAGTTATATACGAAATAACGATATAGATGTGCTTAAAAAAGAAATTGATAATGGATTAATTTATAATAGAAAGAGAACTCATAAAACCCATGTAAGTGCACAAAATGGATTTTATTCTTGTAATGAAGCAATTTCCTGTATCAATTCAATAAAAAATGGTTGTAATGAAAGAGATATTATATCAGTTCTTCGTGACCATTATTCAGCTATTCACCCCACTCAAAAGCCAGTTCGTCTACTCGAACGCTTATTGAATTTGGTTTGCGATGAAGGATGTACCGTATTAGACCCATTCAGCGGATCTGCAAGTACAGCTATTGCCTGCATTAATACCAACAGAAATTATATAGGGTTTGAATTAGACAAAGAATATTACGATTTATCAATAAAACGCATCAATAATCTATGAACAACTTTATAGAACTTACCGACTACGATGCCACGATACACCGTGACATTCTGGACAGTCTGCTGCGTGAAGAATCAGGAAGCAGTGCTGTTATTGAAGTGTGCGAAAACCGTGCCATTGCTACCGTACGCAGCCTGCTGAACAGCCGATACGACTGCGATGCTATCTTTTCCGCACAAGGAGAAGAGCGAAACGTGCTCATACTGAAAATATGCCTTGACATTGCCGTGTACGAGATATTCTGCCAGCACAACCCTTACAAGATGTCAGACATCAGGAAGGAACGATACGACGATGCGATGCAGTTCCTTCGCGATGTGCACGACTTTAAAGCCAACATAGAAGGACTTCCCGAACTTCCTGCCGAAACGCAGACCGACAACAGCCCTTGGCAGATAGCCAGCAACGGTCCGTGGAATTCTTACTTTTAATGAACTTTTAAAACCATTTTAAACTATGGCAAGACCAAAGAAAAAACGCCGCATAACAGAAGGCGGATATACTCAGATAAAACCTGTATATGCTTCGGGACCTTACGCCCGTGTGGAACCGGACGTTATCTTACAGATGCCGGAACTGTTCTACTTTGACATGTCTTCATACATCAGTGCGCTGAACGCAGCCAAAGCAATAGACTTCTACAACCGCGCACGCCTGTACGACATGTACGAATCGGCATTGCTAGACCTTCACCTGGGAGGTATTATCGAAAAGCGGAAAGTCGGTGTAAGCCGTATTCCTATAGAGTTCAGACGTAACGGAAAGCCGGATGAAAGTGTAAATAAAGAGATTCGTTCGCCATGGTTCCGGAAGTTTGTCAAAGAAGTGCTCATGTCGAAGTTCTGGGGCTACAGCCTGTTTCAGTTCTACCGTGGCGACGACGGATTTATTAACTATTACCATGTGCCGTATAAGCACTATGATCCTGTACGCCGTGTTATCCTGAAGTATCAGAGCGACACAGAAGGTATACCAGTAGATGCGTTTGAAAACATGCTTTTTGTGGGCGACAACCCGCGCGATCTGGGAATGCTGGCAGAACTTCTTCCGATGGTGCTCTACAAGCGAAGTAATTTCGGCAACTGGAAGCAGTTCTGCGAGATATTCGGCATGCCGATACGTGAATACACCTACGATGCTGGCGATGAAGAAGCCCGAAGCCGTCTGATTCAGGACGCACGCCGACAAGGAGCAAATGCTGTGTATATTCATCCCAAAGAAAGCAGCCTGAACCTGATAGAAAGTGCCAACAAGAGTGGTACGGTAGATCTGTACGAACGCTTCAAGGATGCCTGCAATACGGAGATGTCAGTCCGCGTGCTGGGTAACACCCTGACCACCGATGCCAAGAGCACCGGCACACAAGCACTGGGAACCGTACACCAGGAAGAAGAAGACATGCTGAAGGCCGACGACCGCGACTTTATTCTGGACGTGCTGAACTATGATATGACAGACATATTCAACTCGTTGGGTGTTAATACAGAAGGCGGAGAGTTTGTTTATGTGAAAAATCGCGGACTGAATCCTAACCAGCAGGTAGACGTGATACAGAAAGTTAAGGCTATGGGTGTGCCTGTATCTGACGACTACATCTACGAAGTGCTGCTTATCGACAAGCCGGAAGATTACGAACAGCAGAAAGCCGAAATCAAGGCACAGGAAGAGGCCAACCGCAAACTACAGCAGGAAATGGCAAATCAGATAGAAAGCAAGAACAATACAGAACCTGCTAGAAAAGCCAACCGCCGGATGAATATGGACAACGAGTCGAAAGCGTGGTACGAACGCGCACGCGAAGACTTCCGTAACTGGGTACACGATTTTTTCGGAGTAGCCCCGAAAAAGGAAAACGGGGCTTTGCCGTTTTAATGAATAATATCTACGGGGAGCGATGCAGCGTGTGCGGAGGTTTTCACAACGAGCTGGAACAGGGTATCGACTTTAGCAAGGAAGTTCTCACCAAGATGTTGCGTGAGATATACGACGGACTGAACGTGCGCGACGACATACAGCGTGACGCATTCGAAGAAACGCTTCGCATCTTCAATGAAGCCACTGCAGAAGGTCTGTCTGCATCCGATTTCCCTACAGGCGATGAACTGTTTCTTGAACAGCTTCGCACAAATAACGAAGTATTCTCTGCCTTCCGCACTCACCGTATGCAGAATGATCTGGTAGCACAGCTTATCGACAACAACGGAAAGCTGAAACCTTTTGAGCAGTGGGTAAAAGATGTGCAGAACATTACAGATCATTATGTAGTGCGCTGGCTTCGCACAGAATACGACACCGCCGTACTTCGTGCCCATCAGGCAGCCGACTGGAAACACTTTGAAGCATACCAGGATGTACTGCCTAATCTGCGATGGATGCCTACCACATCGCCCGATCCGGACATAGCGCATAAGCAGTACTGGGAGGCAAAACTGACTCTGCCAGTCAATCACCCGTTCTGGCTCAGTCATCGCCCTGGTGACCGATGGAACTGTAAGTGTTCCCTTCAGGCTACCGACGAACCACAGACTACAGGATCCGTAGGAAACTTTCAGCCTGTTCCTTCCGTTCCCGGACTGGATAACAATCCTGCCGACGACGGCAAGCTGTTCAGCGATTCGCATCCGTATTATACAGAAGCTTATCCTGGAGCAGATAAGGCTGCTGAAAAGATTGTTAACAAACCGCATCTTAATACAGCTTTTGATAAAAAAGTTACTGATAAAGTAACAAGCATAGAAGATGAAATTCGACTAAATAAAGATTTTGAAACAGCTGTTGCTGTCGATAAGAATTCTAATATTATATTTAGGGTAAAAGGAAGCAAATCAGATGTACAATTAAGTGTAAACGATGCAAAAAAATTAAAAGATTGTATTTTAACTCATAATCACCCAGGAGGATGGAGATACGATAAAAACAGAATGGGACACATTGGTGCATCATTCTCTTTAAATGATATTGTACTAGCAATTAATTACGACCTGGCAGAAATCAGAGCTGTAACACCATTGTATACTTTTTCTTTAAAAAGACCGGATAAAGGATGGGGAGTAAAATCAAAAACATTAATACAATATTACCGTAAAAAAGATAGAGAATTAAAAACAGAACATTATTATTTAAGAGAAAAAGGAATGATTAGCGAAGAAGTTGCTAGAGCAATACATAGTCATGAACTTATCAAGAGAATAGCAAAACAATATAAATTTGAATATTCTAAATTAAAAACAAGATATGAATGATATAATTTTAGATGACAGGGCTTTATGGCTTGATTATTTTAAATCGCAATGTGCTCGTTGTAAATTATATAACGATTTAAACGCTTCTTGCAAAGCTTTTCCTAAAGGAATTCCATTCAACATGCTTGAAGGAAAAAATACACATGAAAAGAAAATAAAAGGACAAACAGGAGATTATTTATTTACGCCTAAAGAAATTGAGTAATGCCAGCACCCAACATAGAAGAACAGGTAAAAAGAGCCGTAGCCGGACTGAGCAGGCTTTATACCCGCACACTTCCGGTCAAGGTAGGAACAAAAGCCGTATCGCTGACTAAGCAACGCTTTACAGACAGTGCTTTCAGCGGCAGAAAATGGCAGGAGCCTTACCGTCGTAAGCTGAGCTTTAAAGGCACTCAGGCAAGTTATAAGACGCTTCTTTCAGGCACTAATCACCTGCGAGACTCTACCTATTTTAAGCCGGAACCGGGAAAAGTGTACATACGCAATCAGGTAGATTATGCACAAATACACAACGAAGGCGGAGCCATCAAAGTTACCGCCAAAATGAAGCGATACTTCTGGTATAGATATGCAGCAGCCAAAGGCGCACGCCTTGTCAAGAAAAAAGGCGGACTGAGAAAGACAAAGGGAAACGAAGCTCTGACACGTGAAGCAATGTTCTGGCGAAACATGGCGCTAAAGCGTGAAGGCTCGGTTATACGTATGCCGCGCCGTCACTTCTTCGGCCCTGACGCAAATATGGAGAAAGAAATTCGAAAGATAATCGAAAAAGAAATGCAATTATTTATCAAGAATTATGGAACATATTTTAATGGAACTCGTTAATCTGGTAGGTGAGAACATGCCGGAAATGAAAACAGTAGATGAAGACTACGGACAGCTGGAAATGATAGACGAAACTACGCGAGAAAGCTATCCTCTGACTTTCCCTGCTGTGCTGATAGACGCGCCCGACACAACCTGGAGCAACGTTAGAGGTAAAGACCAGACAGGAACATGTACTGTAAGAGTAAGGCTGATTATCGACTGTTACGACGATACGCATTATGGTAGCGGCACAGTAGATAAGATAAAAGAAAGGGATGATCTGAGGAAGCGTCTTCATGTACTGTTACAAGGCAGACGTATTACAGAAGAAGGTGAACTGATACGTACTAACAGCCGGTTTTATACAGGAAACCATGGCATTAAGGTATACGAATCTACTTATACTGTAGCCGTAACAGAATATATCAGCCTGGAAGAGCAGAAAGTACAGCAGCCGGTAGCCATCCGCATTACACCTGTATTAAAATGATAGCTGAAGGCTCAGCTGAATATGCTGTGGAGATATACGTTTACGGACATGCTTTTTCGCTTCGCCTGACGGCTTAAATTCGCCTTCCTTGACAAGCTGACGGATAATTGCCTGAATACGGTATTCCGACAGGAAAAAAGCTTGTGAGAGTGCTTTTACAACGTCTGAATAATTACGAAGAACCGGCTCGAGTTCAAAATAGCTTTCAGCTATCCGGCGGTTACGTTCTGCTATAAGTTGGCTGCTGCGTCCCATGGTTTTAATGTTTTAGAGTTATGCAAGTTGGCTGCTGCATTTGTTTTGTACAAAAATACGTAATTGTCAGGACTTAACCAAATTAGCGACTTACAGAACTTCATTTTCATAAGGGACAGCGCACTCTTACTCCCCTACAGCATGAAGCTATATGTCATTTCCTGGGAGAGCCATAAAACAAAAATCCCCGGCATTCAGCATTGAGTGTCGGGGATTTATTGTTTCAGTCTTCGATGTAGAAATCCTGTTCCAGCAGTTCTTTCATGTATCTGTCACGTGCTGCTTTCGACTTAAAATCGCTTCGTAGTGTTACCCATGAATCAGGATGATCCAGATTCTTACACTTGATAATCGGTTTCCCGTTTCTTTCTTCGGCTCTGATCACCACAAAACCAGAATCACATACTTTCTTTTGGTCTTTTGCGTTCATGATCAATCTTCTTTTAAATAAACAAATTCTCCTGCCAATAACAGCACTGGCTCACCAACACCCATCACCCATTCACCACGCTTATTATTTTGCCCTATTGGCGGTGAAACTATGTCATGTTTACTACCTGGAGTAATATTCGCAAACTGATTGCCAAAAGCCTTACAGTCTGTAACCATAATGCGCTTGAATGTGTTTGCTTGTTTTGGACAACACTTCTGCATCTTCTTAATATCAGATTCTCTGATAGAAATTGTACCTAATCTGTAAGATTTACCTGTGATGCCGCATTTCCTACATTTATACACATCGTACATTTTCTTGACTCCTTGAGTTGTCAGATTTTGTTTTTCCCAATTGTGACCTCCAGAATGAATATCGAATGTTTGCATATATCAATAAACTTTAGTGTAATTCTTTAAATCTTCAGAATATAATGAGATGATAACTCCTTTAAGTTCTCCATCTTTATTATACTTCTTTACTTCAACTCTTGGATTTCCCAAATAACTGAAGAACTTCTGTTGATACCTGTCTAATACCTTGTATTTTACTGAATTTTTCGCTATTACGTCTCCAACCCGAACAGGATTGTCGCTACTGTCTTTAAGATATTTGTCCAGATATTCGTCTTTCAGCTCCTCAATCTTTTTCTGAAAAGGTTCTATCATTTTTTTACGCTCTTCTAATAGACGATTTATTTCAATGGATATACTCCTTGTCGAATCGTCTCTTAGTTTTATAAGTTCATCAACCTTTTCAGTTAGTATTTCTGCGTCTTTTCTTCTTTCCGTCATAAATCAATAATCTCAATTTTCAGACTTGTTCTTAAATCAAACATCATATCAATTGTGTCGTTGTTTTCCACATCGAAGCAGATGCCCAGGTATTCCGGGTTCTGCTTCGAACGCTTTACTGACAAGTCGCAGGGGCGGCTGTGCTTGATCCAAACGAACATGAACTGATTGATTGCGCTGTAATGGACTTTGGCTGCCACCCTGCGAGGCTTGAACAGATTAAGGTTCTGGTTCTGCATAGGGTTCAATCTGTTTGATTACTGTTCCGCTGAGCCAGATGCGTCCGCTGCCCTGGCATTGCGGACATACTTTCTGCTGGGGATATTCCCGTCGCACATCTTTCTCTGCATATACGGTTACTGAGCCGGTTCCTCCGCACTGGCGGCAGAGGCATACGCGGCGATGGATATAAGTCTTTTCTGTTTTCATCTTCTGTCTGCATCATTAAATTCAGGTTTCACATCGGGTTCTGCTTTGTAGGGGTAAACGTCCATGATGGCGGTTTCTGATACGGAAGCTATCACGTAATCAGCCATAGTATCTTTCATTCCTTCGTCCAGCTTCTTGATGGCGTCGCGAAGGTCGGAAGCTTGTACAAGTACGTTGCTGGCAGTACGCTTTTCTGCTCCGCTCTTTTCATCCAGTGTAATAAACCAGAGTTTACATTTGAACCAGCGGTCGGCAAACTCTTCTTCACTTGGGAACAGTTCATTGAAATTAGCTTTTGCAACTCCAGCCACCTCAAACTCTCCGCTAATAAACGGTGTCATTTCTTCGATGATACGGCTTTCTGCTTCGGTGAAGCTGAGCGCATCTACCAGATAGGGTTCTGTTACTTTCTTCTGCATTCCGTTTTCCATCGTTTTCTCATAACGGATTTTGCATGTAAACCAGTTGTGCATCATAATTCTTCTGTTTTTATTGAGTTCTTAAATATTACGTTAGTGTGATCTCTTCTCGAATCGTCCATACATTTAAGGCCATTTCCGTAGCAGCTGATGGCGTGCTCAAAAAACCAGCATCCGCTGCAAGGTTCTTCCTGATCTTTCACCTCGGCGACCGCGAGCGTTTGTCCGTGCCAGGTGAAGGTTTCTCCTAATTTGTGCTCCATGATTCTTTTATTTTTCTGATTAATTCATTCCATCCTTTCCGCACCATGCGTGGTTCCATCCAGCAGAGCCAGCCAAGTATATCGAGCATTCTTCCCGCAAGTTTCAGAATAAATCCCAAAATAATCAGTGGACCGATGACAACGGAGAAAGCTGTAAAAAGAATGATTTGTGTACGTTTGTTCATTATTCGATGTAATAAGATGTTATTACCAGATTGCTTCGCATTATTATGAGAGATAACCGGTTATCGTCTTCTCCGAGCAATACACGAACAGAAGCCCGGCGTGCGGCTTCCTCATTTTTTAATTCTCTAAGACAACCTTCCATTATCATTTTCAGACGAAGATATTCATCACGGGTAGGCTCCAGTTCCCGGTTCTGAAGGACACGGGTCATGTACTCGTGCAGCTTCTTCATCCAGCGCGGCCACTTGTCACGCCGGATGTTACTCTTAAAGGTTAATTCAGCCATAGCTATTCCAATTTAATAATTTCGCATTTTTTCAGGAAAGGAGATAAATTACGGAAGTTGCAAGCATTGATGAAGCTGCTGAATTTCCTTGCCTTTTTAATATCTTTCACAAAACATAATTCATACGAAAAATCCGATGAGAGTTTTGGGTATCCTTTTTTCAGATAATCTCCGGCTCCTGTCTTGATGACATATATTCCTTTCCCATACTCTTTTATCCTATCATTTATATCTTTCCCTGTCCAACAGGATATGCAATGAGGACCGGATGGTGCATTGTAATATCCTGCATCCGGATTAATCTCTTTTCCACATTTACAACAGAGTAATTTATTCATCTTCCTTTTCCTCCTCAATCCAAAATGTGATTATAGGTGTATTGTAGAGAGTGTATACCGTAATGCGATTATCTGTGCGTTCTATCTTATGGGTTACACCAAGTTTGTTTTTAGAGTTTCGAACGATGTATGTAAAGTCGTTCAAATAGTTTTCTATTACGTCCATTTCTTTCTTTGCTTCCTGCTCGGTAAGCGATTTAATTGGAAATCTCTTATGATAGTATCCTGATACCTTCAATGCGTATGCAGGAGCAGGCTTTTTGATAAATTGTCTTTCAATTCTGTACTTTTCCATCTTTTTCCCATCCATTAAGTTCATAAACCATATCCCGTGCTTTCTCTTTGGATCGGCACTCCGCTACGGGAGTGCCTGTGCAAATTGTATCAGTATATTCATTCCGATATACGATCCAAAGAGGACCACGGCGTTCATACGTGTATTTAGGCCGTCTGGACCGCATCGCTTTCCTTTTTTGGTTCTACGTAGAAAGATTCATCCTGCACCACCTGTACGCCGATGTTTGCGAACTGTTCCGCAATTTCAGGAATGTCACGGTCGGCAAGCAGCTTGTCTTTAGCCAGTTCCTCGGTTGTGCGGATATACTGTGGAAGGAACTCTTTGCAGAGGTTTGTCACAGCTGCCCAGGTGAAGCCTTTCATGTTCTTCAGCTTCGGGTTGCCGGTGCGGAAACCGATGATACCGTGTGCTGATTCCAGTGATTTCTTCTTCGCAAAAAGCACATCCTTGTTTTCTACCGCAAAGGTCTGCATCACTTCGAAAGCCTTATCCTTCGTATCGTTAAGTTCGGCAAGCTGGTCGGCATACTTTTCACGGATTTTCGTCATTTCCTGATCCATCTTTGCAGTGAGTGACTGGGCCTTTGCATCGGCCATCGCAAAATCGGCGAATGCCTGTTCGTACTGTTCGCGGCTTACTCCGCTGATTACTGTTTTCTTGGTTCTTTTTGTTGCCATAATTAAAATGTTTTTAAAGGTTAATTAAATTCTGTATAACAAAAACGTATTTTTGCTGTAGGCTCTAAGCCTTTTACCATTTTCCTTACATATTCAATATCGTTCGTTCTCCAGCTTACACGTATGGTCTTAGTAGGACGTTTTAAATACGTATATGATGCGAAAAATAAAGAATCTATGCTTTCTCATGCTATTCTATATTATTACTTACAATCGTTATATTACCTCGGCTTTTCTGGTCTATTATGCGGTAGGTTTCCGCGGCTTCACGTTCCAGATCGTCGTATTTCTTCACCAGCACGCTGCGCTCCTGAGTCAGCTTCATAAAATCGGCCGAAGTAATGTTTCCGGCAAAAAGTACAGCGTTAATTTCGTCGATGCGTTTCTCCAGCTTAGGAAGGCGGGAAAGTATGCTGTCTATGCGTGCTATCCGTTCATCGTTGATGTCGTATCGTTTATTTGCCATTCTGCTGTTTTTTTAGGATTGATTCAAGTTTAGGTATCAGAGCCGACAGTTCGTCGCTGTCGAGCTGGTAAAGAGGTTTCCCGGCTATGCGCGGGCTGCACAGATACTGATTTACCGTGCGCCAGTCGGTTGTGTCTATTCCTATTTTCTGCAAGCGTTTCAGAACCGCGCTGCGCTGAAATCTGAGTGAACGTTCTGCCATGTCGTCGGCGGTAGTATGAAGCCGGACATTTGCACCAGTGATATATCCTGCCAGATACTGTGCTTCGGAGTATGTAAGCTCCTTGGTTGTGTCTGTACGTCCGTCTGTCAGTTCACTGATAAGACTGCGGTACTGATCTTCGCTTAAACCATGTTTAGCGTACAACACGTGCAGCCGTCTAATCATCCATGGTGTTATCGGTCTTTTCGTTGTTTTTTCCATATTCCTCTATTTTTTGTCCGTTATCCAGCCAGAACTGCCGGTAGCCTTTATCCCATATCACGAAGAAACCTTTAGGTCCTCCGTTGCCTCTGCCTACATACGTTGCCTTGAAGTGCTCGATGTGAATGCGCTTAAATGAATCCTTCTTCAAGTCGTAAGCCACATCGCCGTCTACATCGTTGCCCTTCATGTGAGAGATGTAGATAAACACCTTCTTCGGAAAGCGTTTGCGTAAATTGATAAAATCTGCCGCACGAACGCGATACAAGTCGATGAAGTATTGTAGCGAGTCGACAATTATTACATCAGGGCTACGCTGCTTGCTCAGGTCGTCTGCAAGATCATCCGGATTGCATTCGTCAGTAAATTTGATTTTGTTACATTCAGATCGTATGCCTGCCTTGGCAAGTGACTGCTGAAAGTCGTAACTGTCTCCCATTTCCAGGGAAACGAACAGTACCCGTTTCCCCAGTTCGTCGAACTCCTTGGCAAGCTGGAGGCAGAACGAAGACTTACCCTGCCCGGACTTTCCGTACACAATCCAGTTGCCTGTAGCTTCCGTCCGCCCGAACAGGTCGGCAAAACGTGAAGTAAACGGCACAAAGTCGTACTGGCGTTCTTCTATATTTTTGATACTCCAGTTTCTCATAGCTGTATTTCTCCATTCTGTACTTGTCTGCGAATTACTTTATCCATGATCATACCTTCCAGTTCTCTCAGGTCGTCGACAAACCATGCCGATTTGCGAGAATCCTCCGTAGGCAGTTTTTCTACCTTGTCGAGCTTTCCCCATATTTCGTCCTGTTCATCCGAATCAGTCACCCCGTTGGCCGCACAGATGGCACGTACGTCCTTCTTCGTAGCTCCCAGCAGTGTAATGTAGTTACGCACCACACGTCCGTCTATTTCATCGAATCCGTCTACACGTCCTACATTGCGTTTGATTGTACGGCGAAGTGTTTCCGTTCCGGCAAGTACACATCCCATGCGATACTTCGTGTCGTCGTACAGCGGAATAAGGCAAGCCATGGCACTGTTTGAAAGCTTTCCTGCGTCGTCAAGAACCAGTACCGGATAACGATCTGCCATACGGTTGATGCAGGATGTTATCTGCTGTAGCATATCGTCGGTGTCAGTATACCGGCTGAAAGTAATACCCAGACACCGGCCAAGCTTCTGAAGGAATTTCTTTGCCGTCCACTTCCAGCACTTCAGATAAATAATAGAGTTGTCGGGACAGGTGTTATACAGGTCGATAAGAGAATGTGTCTTACCGCTACCGCTGCGGCTGCTGATACAGAACCAGCGGTGATTTTTCTTTGCAGCCATCAGGTATAGCTTGACCTGCTTGTAAGAAGAAACGGTTTCTACAATTTTCCAGGTATTGTCGTAGTAGTTAAGACCTACAGCTATCTTATCGGCCAGTGCATCCTCCTTGGCTCCATACTTTCCTGCACGGAACTGAGAGAGAGAAGCTGAAGATATATCGCACTTGCGTGCCAGTTCTGCGGCTGAAGAACCGCGTTGAATCAATGTTTCGATGTAATCTCTTAATTTGTTAGCTTCCATAGTTCAATATCTTTTTAATGTGTTATTAAATCGTTTTTAAATTATCTTGAAAATCCTGCCTGAGTAGGATCAAACTCAAAGTCGTCTTCATCGTCGGGATATACAGGACGCGGTGTGTATGCGGGTATGTCTTCTTCATATTCGGCATCCTCGGCGTGCAGCTTCAGTTCGTTCCGGTTATCCTTGTGCTGTCCGCGACTGTCTGTTATCAGCAGACGTTCCAGAATGTTGTGTCCTGGAAGGGCACTGCTGTATACATTCTCACGTATCACATCGACATCATGCTCGGCTGTTTCCACAATTTCCCGTTTCAGATCTTCGTTGAATTCCTTGATGCGCTTGCGCTGTTCGAAATGTTCCGGCTTCTGGTCTACAAGAGCCATCGGTACGGCTTCTTTTTCGTCGAGCAGATATCGGAGTGTACCCAGTTCCTTACCTTCATCCTTTGTACCTTTCTTTCCGGCATTGGTTATCAGCACATGGCTGGTATCGTCAGGATCGTAGCGGACTACCCAGCTTGTGCCCAGGTGATTCAGCAGCGAACGGTCCAGGCTGTCGTAGTAGTACTGCATACCATTACGTTCGAGAATAATGCCGCGCGACTCCAGCTTGTTAGTACGTCCACTGGTCTGCCCCATGAGCAGCAGATACTGTTCGTCAGGAAAAGGAATCTTCCGGTCTTCGGGTGTCTTGCTCCACGCCTGCATGTAAGCGTCTATCTTCTTGGCACGTTCCATCTGCATGACCTCGTGTATGCGCTTTACAGCTTCAGCTTCGGTAGGAATGAACTTGCGGTGCTCATTCAGCCATGTAGTGTTAGGCTGTATCTCTTTGCCAGAAGCAATACCAAAACCTGAGAATGAAGGAAACTTCTGAAAGTATTCCAGAATGAGATACTTGAAGTAAGGCTCCACGATCTTAGCCTGTGCGTTCTTGACTTCGGCAGGTGTAAGATACTTCGTCATTTCCTCGTAAAACGGGAACAGCGATTTCTTGTGATAGTTATCGCACTGCATCTGTACCGGCATATAGCGCTGTCCGAACAGTTCTCTGGCATGGCGTACGGCATTGGTAAGAGCTTCCTTAATCAGGGCATCGCACTCGTTGTCGCCGATGGCATATCCTATAGGGTATTTGCAGCAGGCATCGAGAACCACTACCAGCGTCTTACGGTTGTAATACGTAATGCGCCGTTCTTCCTTGACAGTTCCTCCCTTGCGTACGCGCTTCACTTCTTCACGCTGATACAGAAGTTCTACATCCCAGCCATCGAACACCCAGTACGTCATTGCAGTGAGCGGAGCTGTACGGCGTACCTGTTTTTTCAGGTTGCTGTTCCATTCTCCTATACCGCGACGGCGTGTCTTGGTCACTACATCGTACTTGCGACGGTATGCTCCAATGGTAGCAGGCGACTTGATTTCTTCCAGTCCGAACTGTGCAGCAGCCTTGTTGTATTCTTCCATGATCTGAACATTATTCCAGTTCATGTGCAATCCAAGGAACTGACGTACCAAAGATTCGGCAAGTTCCGAACGTTCGTTACCTTCTTTCAGCTTCGATGCAGCATCGTTGCCGTAATTTTTATGTATCACACTTAGATAACCCTGTTCTGCTCCTTTCTGACGTGCCGCATCGTACGCCTCGCACTTACGTTTCAGCGACTTCCACGATGCAGGCAGGTTGTGCGGGAACAAAGGTTTTCCCTTTGTATCTTTTACTTCGAGTAGTGCAGTACACTGAGCGCCCAGACGCTCCCATACATTGATACGGGTATTACCACCGATAGCACTTTGCTTCTGCCGGTCGCGCAAGCGAAGAAGAGCTTCCATTACGTTAACCGATAGTGTATATTCGTTAATCTTAGCCTGAGGAAGGCGATTGTTTTCGCCATACACGTAAGTCTGAAAAAAGCTGTATGCGCTATTGTTGTAACGGATTTCTTCTTCCAGGTCGCTCTTTTGCTCGCGGCTGGCAAGTTCTGCATACGGATCGCCGTATACTTCTATATACTTTTTCTTCATATCGGGGCGCATGGTATCGAATTCTACTAAGGCAGAATTTCCCGGCGTGCTGCGACGGGCGATGATAACTTGTCCGTTAGAACGCATGTTATCAAAATTAGATCTTCCGATAAAGCCTTTATCGCTACCGATATTACGCTTTGCATCGAATCTTATTAATTCATTCGCCAACACGCAAACCTTATCGTTATAGATTACTGCCATTGCTTATTATGATTATTGTTAGTGCAGTTTCGGGATTCGAACCCGAAACGCGGCCTCCTGCTCTTTTTACCTTATATACCTACGATCACCAAATTCATCACTATATGGCTAATTACGTTATCCTGAGAACGGCAGGTCCCGCTGCTGCGTGTAGAGTTATTGTTTCTTTCTGTCTAATCTTATTGCAACCGGAATTAAGGACAAAGACAGGAATGCAATGCCGGCTACATTTACCAATCCGTCTGTTAAGGTATTTGCCACTGCCAGGGCAAGTATTGATATAAGTATGTGTGTTGTTTTCATAATTGTTCCTTTTTAGATACCTTCCAATCTTCACAGACTGGAAGGCTTTAAACTAACTAATAATTTACATGATAGATTTTATATGATTAGATTGCATGTCTTCTGTATCTTCTTGAATTAAAACCTACACCAGGTTTCACGATAATACAACTTCTTTCGCGTGCTTTCTCTTCCTGGTGAGTTCCAAGAAATTTAGTTTCAGGATTAGCGTTTGAACCAGACTTTTCAGGATGAAAGAATCTTGCAACATCTTGTGGAAATTTTCTCTTTTTCATAATCAAAAAAAATTAAATGGTTAATATTATGTTATTTAACTACAAACTTAATCTTAGCCAGCACCTTATCAAGGTTCTGTATGTCATCTACAAACCGCTGAGTAGCGGTAAACTCTATTGTATATCCATCGTAGCTGAAAGGCTTTCCGTAGGCTACTAAAGTGTTAGCCAAACGCTGGCAATACATATCAGTGCTATAAGTTTTCATAATACCTCCTTTTCTGTTTCATGTGTAGCTTCCTTCAAACTCTTGGCTCCCTGAAGAACTCCGCCCATTTCCAAGGCTGCTTTACGAATCATATTCGAAACTTTGCTATGAGTGCGAAACTTCAATGCACTGATAATTGTCACGTGACTTACTTTTAATTTTGCGGCTAACTCACGGCGATCACCGCGTTTCATTAAGATTTCTGCCATAATTTTTATATTTAAGTAGTTAATATCAACGCTTTAACTTGGGTGAAACGATATATTTATTATCTTTGCGCCCATCTTTAATTTTCTAAAGACTTTGCAAATATACAAAAGATTTCGCCACATGCAAGAAGAAAAACAAAATATTTCGCCAATAAAACAAAGAATTTTGTCTTTTGCCAAAAGTTTAGGCATAAGCAAAAGAGAATTTTATTCACAAATAGGTGTTTCAAGGGGTACACTAGAAAGTAAATCAAGTATTACCGAAGATGTAATGGCGAGATTTATCGCCAGATTTCCACAAGTATCTCCATCTTGGCTACTAACAGGAGAAGGTGAAATGATTTTGAATGCAAAAAAAGAAGATATTAAAGAATTTCCTGTTGCTTATCATACTGATCATACTGACTCAAAAGAAGGAATACCACTAATTCCTATTAATGCTATGGCCGGAGCTTTCACCGAAGATCAGCAGATAATGGAATACGAATGCGAAAGATTTATCATACCCAGTTTTAAAGGTGCTGATTTCCTAATAGGAGTAAAAGGAAGCAGTATGTATCCTCGATACAACAGTGGAGATATTGTCGCTTGCAAGCGTTTAAATCTTCAAGATATATTCTTTCAATGGAACAAAGTGTATATGCTTGATACTGATCAGGGACCGCTAATTAAAAGGATAAAGCCAGGAACAGATAAGGATCACGTCACAATCGTATCAGATAATAAAGAGTACGAACCTTTCGAACTGGCAATAGATCATATATATCACGTGGCTCTTGTCATCGGAGTTATAAGAGTAGAGTAATGAACTGGAATGATATATTAAAAATTTTACTTGTAATTATATTATGGCTAATTGGATTGTATTTGCGTGAGGCTGTATATAAGTTTATGAGAAAAAAAAGAAATAAATTTAATAAATAGAGTTATGAAAAAAATATATTTAGTAGGAGCTATTTTGTTAATTGCAGGAGTATGTTCTTGTGAAAAAAATGATGAAAATTACATTAAAGGTGTAGATCCAACTGCAATTACAGCTGCATTTAAACATTCTAATTTTAAAACTGATCGTAGTTTTAATGCTGAATATGGAAATCTATGGAGTATAAATGGTGAAGATATTTATTCATCATATAACATTTTATTATTTTCAAAAAATTCTACGACAAAAATTGAAAGTATAACTGTCAATGCTTTGTTAAAAAGTCCAGATGGTAACATTGATTATAGCTTATTTCAGGAAATGGCTATGCAAACTAAAGAAGAATGCGATCCAAATATAGTATCAAACTGGTTATCTATTCATTACAATAATCCTGGAGATACAATCATAAATAAAGTTTGTTTTTCTATTACAGAACCATCTGAATTATCAAAAAAACTTACAATTAAGAAAGTTTTAAGGGAATCAACAGATAATATTTAATTATAGAATTTTCAAATCATTTTGTGCAAATATAACAAATAAGCAACACACTTCCAGTATAAATACGCAATAAATAACTAATTATCAATATGTTAATTTACAAATACAATATTATATCAATAGAATAAAGGATATAACTCTAAGCAATAAAGCTTCATTTTAACGGTATTTTAACAATTAAACCATTAAACTCAACACTAAAAAATACAATAAAAATGGGTCTGTTGTGGGTCTGTTAAGAACATTTTGTTTTGCTTTTTATGGGTCTGTTGTGGGTCTGTTATTGGGATTCACTGTTATTTTAACAGAATTTTAACAGATAAAAGCATAAAAAAAGCCGCTTTCTCGAATCTACTGAAAGCGGCTTTAATATACGTTTAAAAGAAGCTATTTAAGCACAGATCGGGTAATAATAGCCCTCTTTGTTACCATTCTGCTTTGTTCTGTAGCCAGCATTTTGTACAGATAGCTTTTCTTTACTCCTAAAGTATTCTCATCCAGTTCTTTATATACTTTCTCTATAGAACCGAAGTAATGATCTTGTTTCTCAACAATAAGGTGAACGTGTATTACTTTTGTCATGGCTTTTTATATTGTTTTTTCTCTGCAAATATACAAAATAAGCATTATATTGGACAATTTAATAAAATAAAATCGAAAATAGGAGTATTGTTTACCGCTTAAAACAAAAGAAGCGTTTTTAAGGCTTATTTTAGCCGTTTCTTTTGCTGGATGATATATTTACCCTCTACACAAAATAAAAGCAGCACACGCCAAATAAACGTTGCTGCTCGCGCTCTTTTTGTATGTTACATTGTTCGATGCGCGTTCGAGTTTTGCACATTATGTTTTTTTGCTTGCTGTTGCTTTCTTTCTCGTAACTTCCTGACTGATAACTAACAACGGGGTAAAGGTTATTTTTCTTCATTCACATTTTGTTTTATCCCCCGTAGATGGAGCAACCGTGACAAAACCCGCAACATCTGTGGAGGAGAATACACAAAGAAGTTATCGGGAAATGAAGTTATCGACAGTTA